CGAACAGGTGCTCCTAAAAGATGTAAAACCTGAGTGTATAGTTTTTCTCTATCATCCCCACTTATTACAGTTGTTGCCATATTTACTTTTTTATATAAATACTTTATATTTGGGATATGGGAAATATAAACGACGAAATAACAGACCTTCTACTTGAATTGAATCTATATTGTTTTGAAAAACATATTGAGTTCGAAATTGATATAGAAGACGATAAGGTAAAAAGTAGTATTAAGAAAACAAAAAAAGACGGGGAAGTTGTCATTCATGTCATTCTTGGTGAGTATGAAGACAACAATTTCTTGAATAGACTCACCAAATTTATGACGAAACTTAAATCAAAGCCTTCATAAGTTCTTTAGCAAAAGATTCCGAATATTCTCCGTCGCCCATTACTTGGTCGATAACATTCTTTTTACTTTGTAAGATATTATAAATTATTTGTTCAATGGTGTTTTCAAATATTGGATAATACACCATAACATTAAACTTTTGTCCTTCTCTAAAAGCTCTATCTTCTGCTTGATCATGATTTCCAGGAACAAAACAAAGATCATTCATAATAACAACTTCTGCTGCCGTTAAATTGTGGCCAAAACCGCCAGCAATAATATTCAAAAAAAATACTTTTATTTTTGGATCTTCCTGAAATTTCTCTTTGGCTCTTTCTTTTTGTTCTTTCGTCATTCTGCCGTCCAAAACCACCGAATTTTTTAGATATTTTTCATGAAGCATGTCAATTGTCATTGTGAAATTAGTAAAAACTAACACTTTTTTATCCTGATCGAGAACTTTATCAATTAATTCACAAGTGTATGGAATTTTTTCATACGCAATAACCTGTCTGACTTTCATTAATCGACTAATTTGAATGCTAAGACTTTCTGATTTTTTCTGTTCTTTGGTGATTCTCATAAAATCTTCAATCTCCTCGTCGTAGAATGTGCTTTTTAAATTCAAATATATTTCTGAGACGGTTTTATCGGGTAATCCATTAATTTCAGTTTTTAATCTTCTTAACACCAAATTTCTTGTTATTTCTCGTAATTCATCCAAATTACTGTGTCCATTAGTGTTCCATATAGTTCTCATGCCCTCACCATTAGGATTTCTAATTTTCATTCTAAATCCTCTACAATATCTCGTTACATAATGTTGCCAATTCGATGCCGCGGGAGAATCAACTATTTTTAACAGGTTATAATAGTTTATAGGTCTTGAGGTCATTGGCGTTCCTGTCAATAACCATACTTTGGGGACTGATTCGAGTAGATCGTTCATTAATTGAGTACGATTTGCTGAATTATTGGAAATATAATGTGCCTCATCGACGATAGCGAGGTCAAAATTTTCATTAAGTAACAATTTCAAATCGTCGCTCACTTCTTCCTTTGAATTCTTCTCGTCTTTTGCTGTTATATGAAAATTTTTAAGAATATCGTAATTTATTATATAATATTTAAAGGTCGATCCCCATTTTCGACCCTCAACTATTAAAATTTTATCTTTAGAGTAATATTCGATCTCTTTTTTCCAATTAAGTTTAAGTGATGCGGGACAAACAATAAGAACTTTTTTTACACCGCATTCTAACGACGCAATAATTGCTGAACCGCTTTTGCAAAGTCCCATATCGTCCGCTAATATGAACCTATCATTGGCTATAAGTTTTTCAATTGCTAATGGCTGCCACGGTTTTGGCGGTCTATGCGCATATTTTGAATAATCAATTACTCGATTTAACTTTTTCTCTGCGGGTATAACCGCTCCCTTGGGTAACCATATGGAATGATTTTGTTCTGTATCAAACAATTTACCCCAAACATTAAACGCCTTGTCCGATTCACATAATAATTTCTCACACCATATTTTATCTATGGGTTTTGTGAGTATTTTATCCTTCATTAATTTCTCGCCAAATGACGGAGTTACTCTGATATATTTTCTGGCAACTTTTGGGGTTATTTTATTATATCTCAGTACATAATCAGCTTGCGGGCGTGTTAATTTGAAACTTTTACTATATAAAAATCTTGTTTTCCATTCTAGCAACTGATTGTTAGCTCCTTCATATGTTTCTAGAATGTTTCTCGCTTCTATTTCGGGAATCTTTTTATCCATATGTAAATTATAACTTAATATACATAATTAGATTGAAAAACTAAAGTATTTATACATATGGAAAACAAGTTGCCCATAACGCGTCTCTCAAAATTTTTTTCTGAGGATGATTACGATCTCCATATTCAGATGGGCCAGGAGTATTTGCATGGTGATCTGAACATGAAAATTGTTTTATATCGAGTTGACAGAACCAAATCCGATATTGATGATGTATATGGAGAAACCGGAAAAGACGAGATTAAATACTTACCACCTGTTGAACTTAATGGAATAGTAAAAATAGCTGAATCCGAAACTAAACAATATAAAACGGGTCTTATGAGATACCTTGAGCCCGGTAATATGATGGTATCAATATATACAAAACATTTGGAAGATCTGAAGGTCGATATAAGATTGGGCGATTATGTCGGCTATGCTGATAGTGAAAAGAGAATAAGATATTATTCGGTATTAAATGATGGAAAAGTTAATGCAGATAATAAACATCACCATTTCGGATATAAGCCATCTTATAGAACAATAATTTGTGCTCCAACACAAGAAAACGAATTTAGAGGGATTTAATAATGGGATATCCTAAGAAAAACGATATAGAGGTCTACAAACAAAAAGAAATACTTGCGAGAAGGCAAGAATTATTGGAAAGGATAACGAAATCGGACACTTTCTTGCCAGATTCCGTACTTCATGATGATTTAGATATGGGAATGTTAGAGTTCGTTAAATCGAATTTTAAGGTCATTTCTGATGGTATACCAATTCCCATTATACCTAAAATTTTAACAATACAACGATGGAGTGAAATATCAAATAATTGGACATTCTCGGATGAAGATGGAAATATGAAAGTTCCATTTATTGGCGTTATAAGAAGACCCGATGTTCAGCCGGGAACAAATCCAGTACTACAACGAACAATTCCCGAAAGAAGAACATTCCATTACGCTACCGTTGCAACATGGGATGGCACACAAGCGGGTGCTGATGTTTATAAAATACCACAGCCCGTAGCAATTGATATAGGTTTTGAGGTAACGCTAGTATGTAATAAATTTAGAGATTTAAACAGGCTAAATAAGATTGTTTTGCAAAAATTTACATCCAGACAAGCATATACATCTGTAAAAGGTCACTATGTCCCAATTATATTAGAAAAAAATAGTGATAGTTCACCGATTGATTCCTTGGAAAATCGTAGATTTTATATACAGACTTATGAATTTACAATGTTGGGATTTTTAATTGACTCAGAAGAATTCGAGAAGAAGCCAGCAATAAGTAGACTATTATTAATGACTGAATTTATAGCAATAAAAAATTATCAAAAGAAACTTCTTAATAAATCAATTGAGACTAAAACTGTAACATTTACTGCTGATGGTATGCAAACATCTTTTAGCGTCGGTGAAACTATAGGGTTTTTATTTTATGTTGCTGTTAATGGACTTATTCAAGAAAGAGATATTCATTATTTTTGGATGGGACAAACATCAAAAATAACATTCGTGACGGCGCCAATTACTGGCAGCATAGTTACAATTTCCTATTACGCCGGCAGAAGTAATGTATTCCAAGATGCATATGGCAATCTATTGTTCTTAGAAACCGAAAACTTCATATATACAGGAGACACATCATTTACAGTCCAAAATATAATACATAGTGTAATATATGTGGAAATTAACGGACTTGTAGATGAAGAAGGAATTGGATTTGCGGTTTCTGCAGATAATCAAATTACATTATTGGCTTCACCGATTCTCGGATCCAAAGTTGGAATTACATACCTGCGATAAATTATTCTCCGTATATATCCTTTTTATCCTTCTTTGGCTTATTAAATTCATCAATCCATTTCTCGACGACTCTATACATTTTAAATCCGTTTTTTTCACAATAGGATTTAAGAATTTCGTGGTGCTTTTCGCTGATCTTGATATTTTTACTGATATTTTTCATACTAAAAGATAAATAAGGAGAAAAATAGATAAAATACTATCTTTTAAATTTTTTATTCATAAATCTTTGGTAAAAACAAAGATATTTATGAGTAATAATACTAATAATTACAAATTAAATACAAAACAATGGCAGATTCAAACAGAGTATTCGTGTCTCCGGGGGTATATACCAAGGAAATAGATTTAACATTTGTTGCACAAAGCGTCGGTGTAACTACACTAGGTTTGGTTGGCGAAACCCTAATGGGGCCAGCATTTGAACCTATATTAATAACAGATTTTGATGCATTCAAAACATATTTTGGAAACACATCACCTCTAAAAAATGGTGAAGGCGACCCCAAATATGAACTTCCTTATGTCGCAAAAGCATATTTACAGGAATCAAATCAATTATTTGTTACAAGAGTTCTTGGTTTAACAGGATATAAACCAGTATCAACATTTGGACTAAAAACATTAGGAGGCATCAGTTACGATTTAACATCTTATCCATACGCTCATTCTGACGACCCTGCCCAGTATACTTCTTTAGATTTATCAGGTAGCGAATTTTATCCTGATTTAAGCGGTAAAACATCAACAAGTGGAGTTAGTGTGCCCGATTTTATAACTGGCCACACATATGCTGACGAAAACTGGTTTACAATCGGTTTAGTTCCTGATGATGTAACATCAGGTTTAGACAGCACTCTTAGGGTTGACGGCCCGATTGGTGATACTACGGGATTCACATGGTCAAATGCCTATTTCCACGAAACAGCTAATGTCGTTGATGGATTATATGCATATCTATTTATGTATACTACTAGTTATGGTGGATCATTTGATATAACACGATTTAATTATGACACAGCAGCAGTCAACGATTATGATAATTTAGTAGTTGCAGCTCTAAGATCAAGAGGACATTATACCATTTCCAATACTGTTTTATCGTTAGAAGTGACACTTTCAAGTGGAATGACACTCACATCAGCCACACTTGAATCGGATCCTTTAAGCGAATTTACAATGACAATTGGTACTGATATCGGCGACATAAAAACATTTACTTGTTCAATAGATAATACGTCATCTCATTATATATCAAAAGTACTGGGTGTTGATGTTTATGATAAGAATTATTCTGATTATCCACTATATGTTTATGAAATATATTCAAATTTAGTTTATGCTCTTGTTGAGCGTGGATTAATTAGAGGATTAAGTTTAACTCCTATTTTTCATAGCGTTGGAAATGATTTTATTGATTCATGGACAATGCCGGGATCACCATGGGTTGTTTCAGAAGTTCGAGGCGGAAAAGTTGACGAACTATTCCGTGTTATTACAATACCTGACGGAGATTCAGCAAACTACCAAATTAAAATTACTATATTAAATGTAAATCTTGATACGGGTGAATTTGATTTACTTGTTCGTGATTTTAATGATGCAGATGACAATATGGTTGTTCTTGAAAAATATTCAAGATGTACGATGAATTCCGAATTACCTGGATATGTAGCTTTAAAAATTGGAACATCAGACACCAAATATGAATTGAAATCAAAATATATCATGTTGGAGATGAATGATAACCATCCATTAGACGCAATTCCTGCAGGATTTGAAGGATTTGCGGGCGATGAATTAGGCGGAGGACAATCAAAATTAGGTAATTTGTTATATAAAACTCAATACTATCAGGCTGGCGATATTGTAACATTTACCAATGGCTTACCAGATGATATAGGTACTGACAAAGTTAGAAGAGTTTCATTAGGGTTATCATCACAAATGGGATTTGATAAAGATTTATTTAAATACAAAGGTATAGCTGCCAATTCTACTTCAACCGGATTCCATTTATCAAAGAACGCCGCTAGTATAACTGGCGATACAATTACCGGGTTTGAATTTGATTGTACACCTTATGATTTAGAAGGAATAGATAAAGGATTACTCTCAACAATTGACTCTCGTAAGTTCACCTTTGGCGTGTTTGGGGGATTTGACGGATGGGATATTTACAGAACTACAAGAACAAATAGCGATGGATATATTTTCGGTAAAACGACTTATGTTGCTAATAATACCACTAACGGTGGCGTATTTAGTCCATCATTTGGAAATTCGGATTATTATTCATACCTACAAGGTATTGATACGTTTTCTAACCCCGAAGCTATTGATATTAATGTTTTTGCGACGCCCGGCCTTAATTTCTATGATCATTCTTCTTTAACAGAACAGGCAATTGATATGGTTGAAACTGATAGAGCAGACTCACTTTATATAATTGCAACGCCAAATGTTGAGACTGCAGATGAAATTGCTGGTGATTTGGACACAATCGGTTTGGATTCTAACTATTCATCTACATACTGGCCTTGGATACAAATTAGAGATAATGATAATTCAACACAACTATTTATTCCTCCAACAGGGGAAGTATGTAGAAATATTGCATTAACCGATAATGTAACCTATCCATGGTTCGCTGTAGCTGGATATTCAAGAGGACTTGTAAATGCTGTTAAAGCAGCTAAAAAACTTACTCTTGATGAAAGAGATGTTCTTTATAAAGCAAGAATTAATCCGATTGCAACATTCTCTGACACAGGTCCAATTATTTGGGGAAATAAAACGCTTCAAATTAAAGAGAGTGCTTTGGATAGAATTAATGTAAGAAGATTACTGTTGAGAGCAAGAAAATTAATTTCAGCTGTAGCTGTAAGATTACTCTTTGAACAAAATGATGACGAAGTAAGGAAAGAATTTTCAAGACTGGTAAATCCAATCCTTGAAGCTATCAAGAAAGAAAGAGGAGTCTACGACTTCAGAGTTGTGGTGTCAAATGATCCGGAAGATATCGACCAGAATACTCTTAGAGGTAAGATTTACATCAAACCAACAAGATCTTTGGAATTCATCGACATTGAATTCATTATTACACCAACCGGAGCATCATTTGAGAATATTTAATTTTATTCGATAGATAAATTTAAAAAGGGTTGGAAACAACTCTTTTTTATTTGAAGAAAATTCACCCAGTACTATAGCTATAATTCTAGATGCTTTTTTATTTATATATTTAATTAATATAAATAAATATTATGGATTTGGGCCTTTTTACTGGATCTGCTTATTCTGGAACTGGAGGGCCCATAAATATACAAAATTTTTTTGAAAAAATCAAATATTTTGAAAAATATTTTTAAAATAATGTATTTTTCTTAACTATTGCAATAGTAATTAAAACTGCTAGTATTTATAAGAATATATTGGACCTATTGGGAAATTTACGAAAAAAAATTGAGAAAGTCAAATAAATTAAATTTTTTAAAAACTAATATATTTATAATAAAGTAATAAAAGAAAAAAATTGATATAATATGGCAGATCTATTAATGAAGATGCCCGTACCTTACGAGCCAAAAAGAAAGAACCGATTTATACTAAGATTCCCTTCGAGTCTGGGCATCAATGAATGGTATGTTGTTTCAGCAGCAAGACCAAATGCTAAGATTAATTCAACCGAGATACAATTTCTCAACACATCAACTTATGTTGCGGGAAGATTTGTTTGGGAAGAACTTAAAGTAACATTTAGAGACCCAATAGGTCCATCAGCTTCACAAGCTCTAATGGAGTGGTTCAGACTACATGCCGAATCAGTTACGGGAAGAATGGGATACGCAGCAGGATATAAGAAAGATATCGAGCTCGAAATGCTTGATCCAACAGGTGTTGTAGTTGAAAAATGGATTCTCCAAGGAACATTCCTTACAAGTTTGGACTTTAGTTCATTAGATTATACCGATGATAAGTTAGCTGAAATTACTTGTTCACTTCGTATGGATCGTTGTATTCAAGTATACTAAAATATTGATAATCAATTAGTTAAATATATTTATTAAATATTTTTACATATCCTTGACATCCTAAAATAAAATCCGTATATTTAATATATGGATTTTTCTTTTTTTACAATAGATAATAAATCGGGGCATAAAACGAAGGAAAAGTGGTTATCCAAGAACCATTCAGAATTATATTCTGAAATTCTTATAATAAAATAAAAAGATATGGAAGAATTTAGAATTGACCCAACCATCGCCTATGATGTGGTAGAATTACCAAGTAGAGGAATATATTATCCTAATAAGAAAAAATCCGTTAGAATATCCTATTTAACAGCAGCAGATGAAAATATATTAACATCCGCAAATTTGGTGGCATCAGGTGGTGTTATTGTTGAATTATTAAGAAGAAAAATATTAGATAAAGATTTATTAGTCGAAGATGTTGTTGAAGAAGATCGACAGGCAATATTAATATTTTTAAGAAACACATCATTTGGTACTGAATATCATCTAAGAGGGTTAACCGATCCTAAAACCAAAGAACAATTTGATGCAACTATTGATTTATCAACATTAAAATTAAAAGATTTTAAATTAACTGAAGATTCAAATGGAGAATATTTATATTTTTTAAAAAAGAGCGCAATCAATATAACATTTAAGTTTTTAACTCAAAAACAAGAGGAAGAACTTGGAAAAATGAATGAAACATGGAAAGGCGAGGGTATTGTTGCTCCCATTATAACAAAAAGACTTGAAATGTTGATTAAATCAATTAATGGAAATAGAAACCCCATGGAAATCTATAGTTTTATCACAAATAAAATGCCCATCACGGATTCCCAAGATTTTAGAAAATTTGTTGATGAAAATAAACCAGGATTAGATTTAATGCAAACAATAGAAACCCCCTCAAAGGAAACTATCCAAGTCTCAGTTGGATTTGGGGCGGAATTTTTTCGCCCTTTCTATGGAATATAGAAAAGGACAGCTCGACGAAATTTTATTTCTAATTAACAGAAAATTTAGTTATTCTGATATTATTTCTATGCCAGTATTTATCAGAAGATATTTTGTTGAATATATAGGCGAATTGGAAAATGAGAAATAATCTATTTATGTAATATGGATGATATAAAATTAATAGAAGCCGCTCATAGAAGTTACGATGACTTTGGAAAAGAATGGGGGAATCAGGGAGGAGATCCAAGAGATGGAGTAAAAATTGCCGCAAATTGGAAATCATATCTTAGTCTTAATGCGGATGATGTAAGAGAGGCTCAAAAATCAGGAAGTAGAAGCAGTGGCAGCAGCGGCGGCAGCGGCGGTGGTGGAGGTGGCGGCAATACAGATCTTCCATCTGGTCCTGGCGATTTTTTAAGAAAAGCTCTTCGAACTCAATATGCTGAGCCGCCTAAAGGAGCAATGGCGGGAGAGATGATTAATCTTGAAACTCTTGGAGGTTTAGTTACTAATGCCAACAGTTTTAAAGATATTCTCAAGAATATAGTAGCAGGTGGCAGTCAACAACTTTTGGTACAATTTCAAGAACAAAATTATCTCTTAACACAAATGAATTCCAAGGCAGGAATGCTAGGCCCATTATCTGAAGCTTTTAGAAATGAGATTACACAAATATCACCAGAAGCAGCCAAAATAGGTATTAGTTTTACTGAATTAACTGACTCAATCATTAAAGCGACAGAAGAATCAGGTAGATTTAAATTTCTTAGTAGAGATACTATTAATGATATGGCGCTAGCCAGCAAATTTACTGAGGATATGGGAACATATGCTGGAATGGTTACTAATTTTGAAAATGTTGGATTGGGCGCCAAAGATATGGCGAGAGAAGTTGTAAATGCGGGAAAAAGTGCTTTATCTGTAGGATTAAATGCGAGAAAGACAACAGAATTATTAAATGCTGATTTGGGTAAATTAAATGAATATGGATTTAAAAATGGAGTTGCCGGATTAAATGAAATGGTAAAAAAATCCATCGAATTTAGGATGAATATGGGAGATACGTTTGGTTTGGCAGAGAGAGTGTGGTCTCCCGAACAAGCATTGGGAGTTGTATCTAATTTACAGATGATAGGAGGGGCTTTTGGTGATTTAAACGATCCAATTAAATTAATGTATATGGCAACCAATAATGTTGAAGGATTGCAGGATGCATTAATTAACGCATCTAAAACATTAGTTACGTTTAATAGGGAACAGGGTCGTTTTGAAGTAACAGGAGCCAATCTTAGAAGGGCAAAAGAAATGGCAGATCAATTTGGTATGAGCTTGCAAGATCTAAATAGAACGGCTATTTCAGCAATGGAAAGAACTCAAGCCGCATCAGATCTGATGTCAACAGGAATGATTCTGGATCCAAAAGATAAGGAATTCTTAACCAACTTAGCTCAAATGAAAGGGGGTAAGATGGTTATTGAACTTCCTCAATCATTACAAAAATCATTACACGGAGAAACCGAAATAGCACTTAATACTA